TACTTTTCCCCCTAGGCGCCCGAGCGCTACTGCTGCTGGATTTTTCATCAGTAGAGATTCCGGTTGATGATTCGGCAGGCGCCGCGCTCGGTGATTTGCCCGGTGTATCCATTTTTGCGGGCGTGCTCAATGATGCGCTTGCACCACGGGCCGGGCTTCACCTTGCCATCTCCGAGTTTGTGGTGCGCATGGATATATTCCCAGTTCACCGCCTCTTGAAGTGTGATTTTGGCTTTCATAATTTTTATTTTGTTTTGTCCCCGGATAATTCCGGTGGACAGGTATCATATAGCCTGAATCGTGCCAACTTTGAAAAACTCAAAAAAGCCAATGATTACGCCTAATCCTCAATTCCACGCCAGATTTAACAGAAGAAAATAGGACAGTCAAAACAGAAGAATCTCACAAATCCCTTGCAAATAAAGGACTTTATGTGTCTTGGGACACTTTCCAGAAATGGGACAGAAAAACATCGGAGTTGACATCGAAAACTACCCGGAGCACAGTCCGATTATGAATCTCGCAAACCTCGCGCCAGCTTTCACGCCAGAGACCGCCAGAGAATACCAGCGCCGCGCAACTGAATCAAGAAATGCCCGAATAGCAGCCGAAAAGGCGGAAGAAAGACAGAGGGACGTAGAAGCTCGCGCAATCGCTCTCGCAATGATACCCGATGCAGAAGATAAGCGCGTGAACAGAACGAAAAAACAGATTGATAGACTGCTGGAAGATATGGAAAAAGAGCGAGATTCAAGCGAGCGCCGCAAGATTGCCAGCTGCATCTCTGACCTTTGGAAGTTGGTATCTCCAACCGCAGGTGTCTCTCATCCTGGGCGATCCAAGCGTGCAGAAGCGCCGATTGCAATGCCGATCAACACCCCAACAGGTAGTGTTTCAAGCCAAAATAATCCTTAAACATTGTGTCGCTTTAAAGATAATCAATGATACCAATGGTTTCGTGATGAAGTGGATTAAAGATAATTGATACTGTGTATCCTTAATTGCCTTACCTGCACACAGATGATTCTGCCGCGCGCTGCGATTTTATTCGAGGGTAAGCATCCTTTTTGCGGGCCGACCGTCCCCACACCCTGCCCCCGGAACCCCAAATCCGTCGACGGCCACGGATAACGGGACTCCCCCTTTCCACACGAACTGCTATTTTGGGAGATGTTCATTCCCCCATACCCCCTTCTGCTTCTGCTTCTGCTTGTGTGACGCTACGGCATATCACGCGTGACGCTACGCTTGACACGGTGCAATATAAAGAATTACCCTTTGGAATATGGCATTTGTAAAACTGGATTGTGGGACATTGGACTCAACATTGTGGGCGGATGTGGATGCGACGAGAATCTTCTTTGCGGCTTTGCTGATGGCGATACCATATGAATTGAAGGAACCGATGGCGCAGATTAAGGTAAGAACTCTGGAGGAAACAGGGTTTGTTGTGCCTGCTGGGTGGTATGGCTTTGTTGCTGCTGCCGGGGTTGGGATTGTGAGGCGGGCATTGATGGATGAGGAGACTGGACTTTCGGCATTGGAACGGCTGGGGAATCCAGAACTTTTAAGCAGGACTCCGGCATGGGATGGCCGACGGTTGGTTCGGATAACTGGTGGATTCATCGCTTTGAATTACGCCCATTACCGGGAAAAAGACCATACCAGTGCGGAGCGGTCGAGGCGTTATCGGGAAAAGAAGATGGGTGGTCAGGATGGGGTGAAGAAAAAAAATCAGAAACGCAAGGGTGCAACTCCGGGCGAGATTCGATATGTGAAGGCATTGGAAAATGGGGCCAGCGAAAAAAAACTCTCCGAGATTGTGACCGCCTCACTGCCGGAGGGTTTGCGATGACCACCATCACACCAAATTTTAAAATTCCGGCTGGTTACGAGCAGATGTTTTTGCTTGGAATTGGTGATTTTAAATTCTGCATCTTTGCAGATTCCGGTGGAATTCACTATGGACAAATCGGTAATGAACCAGACGGTTGTCAGTGTGAGGTTCTGGATTTCATTGAGGATTCAACAAATCGGGTTCGATCTGATTGTGAAAAACTCAATTCCTAACCGTTCTGCAACTGTCTGGATTTGCCCAGTTCGGCAAGTTCTTTGAAGTGGCCGTCGAGCCAGTCGGGTTTGCGCTTGGCTTCGATGGCGGCACCGATGCGTTGGATTTTGAAACCGCGCTGGCGTGCGCCTTCGATGGCGATGGCGAACCAGTCGTAAAGGTCGGGGGACTTGCGGATGCGCTGCTTCATGTCGTCCTTGGTTTCAACCTCAACGCGGTTGCCGGAAACGATTTCAAACATTCGCAACTGGCCTTCATTGGCGACGGTGCGAGGCAGGCTGCGGATTTGGCCTGACTCGATGGCTTCGCGGGTGGAAAACCACATTTCAGTGACGAACTTGGAGTAGTGTTCATCGCAGCGCTTGAGACGTTTCCCGCCATGGCCATCATCCACGAACAGATCAAACCGGACTGGCCGGGATGTGGGGCGCGCGCCGGAGTCCACCGGCACCGGGCAGGACGCGCCGAAGAGTTTGGCAAAGGCGAAGCCAAGGGTGCCGCGTCCAAACGAATCGTAGAAGCCATTCTCGGCAGGAATGCCATCGGCTTTCATCCGGTCAAAGACCAGTCGTGCGATTTGCTCTTCCGGTTCCAGACCGACATTTAGCCGGATGGGGAGGGTTTCGGGGATTCCGACTTCAACGATCTGCTTGCCGTCAATCGAGGTGCCGATGCGGATTTTACCACCGACGCAACGGTCACCGCCGGCGTATGCCGGGTCAAGGGCGTAGATGTCGGTAAAGGTGGAATCACGCCAGATTGGGTCTTCAAATGCCAGGTTGCGCTCGCACAGGCCGATGGTGATGACTCGGTTACTGACCATGCCACGCGATGGCTTGCCGATGGCCTGCTGGAAAAACTGCCACGAGTCTTCGCCGTGTGTCTGTTTCATGGACTCCACCCAGTCAGCGGACACGAGGTAGGGATAGATCTTTTTTGGATCATCATTGTTCGGGGTATCCCGGCCATCAAATGCGACCACATGCGCCTTGTACCATTGCGAAATCCATTCCTGTGTCTTGCCGGTGTCAATGAACTCATCCCAGCCGCCGACCGGCTCCGCCGCGACACAGAGCGGATCCGAAATATCCGTCGGGTTTCCGCACATGACCCCCTTGAATCCCGGCGACACCGTCCAATTGGTGTAGGCGTCAAGGAAACTGGATTGCATGACCGCCGCCTCGTCGCCGTAGTGCTTGAGCAGGCCGTCTGCCTTGCCGGGTGAGTGCGGAGGCTTGGCCCCTTGAAACTTGCCCATGCCGATGAAGCGGCCACCGCTGACACAGGGAACACACACCACGCCGCGATTTAGCTCTCGTGCGACTTGGTTATCCCCGTCAATGTCATCGGGCGTGATGGTCATTTTTGAATCCAGCGCGTAGCCGGGCAGCCATGGATAATTCCGGCGCGCCCGGTTGAACAGGGTTTTAAACCGACCCCACACCTTCAATTCAAGGGAACGAATGTCGGTTGACGACACGAGGGCGAGTGACGTTTCTGGGAAGCAGAAGAAATCAATCAGGGCGTGGATTGCCATGATGTAGGTTTTCCCTGAAGAGGCGCAGCCAAGCAGGACAGTAACCTTGTTCTCGACGATGGTTTTCAGTCCCAACACGAACCAGCGGTGCTGTTCATCCTCCGGCCAGAGCAGTTTGTGCGCGGCGAGGTAGTGGGGTGTCTTGATTTTTCCATCCGGCAATCGGATCATCTGAAATTCGATGGCCAGGGGGTCGGTTCCGGCGGGCCATTCGTAGCCGTATTTTGAAAAAGTAGCTGCCATAAAGGGCAATATAGAGTTGACATTGAGCCAAATCCAGTAGAAATATAACGGGTATGGCAAACACCCTTTCAAGAAACTGCGGTTGTCCGTCGCCGGAAATTGTTGCAATTCCGGGACTGCCCGGCGCGGCGGGGTCGGAGGGATCATCTGGAACCAACGGAGCAAACTCATTTTCGATTCTCACTACGGCAAACTTCACCGTTCCCGCGCAGGCTGCTGACACCGTCAATCTCACATTCGACAACAACCAGTGGATGATCGTCGGCCAGAATGTTTACATTGCCTATGCTGGATACTTCTCCGTCAAGTCCAAAACTGGAAACACGCAGGCGATCCTGACTTACCTTAACTACACGGGGAACAATCAGACCGGAAATACCATCGTTTCCGGGGCACAGGTTTCACCGGCTGGAACTCAACCACCGCTTACGTTTCCGATTGGGATTTCTCAAGGTGGTACCGGAGTTTCCACAAAGTCAGGTGCGCTAGCAGCGCTTGGTCTAGGTCAAAATGGAACCGTCGTAAATCTGGAAGCCATCGGCTTGTCGCTGGCGGGAACTGGCGCTTACCTTTCAGTGGCGACGACCATCACTGGAATGACGCTGACGGCTCCCGCTGCCGGGCTGTATCTTGTCATGGCAAGATGTTCCTTGAACTTCACTGGAGTAACCTATGCCAATTCCAAAGTCATCACGGTTCAGGTTCAACGAACGAACAACACGGTTGGGACTCTGGCGGTGACGTATCGGGCGTCTGGTATTCTGACGACTGCAACCGTGCCCACGATTGACATCGTGCTTCCGTTTTTCGTTTCAAGTCTTGCGCTCAACGACATCCTTGCATTGCAAATTTTAACCACTGCGGTGACTGCTGCGGGAAGCATTACGGTCAATTCCGCCAGTCTCGCCATCATCCCGTTGAGCCTTACATGAGATGGAAAAGAATTTTACCCCTGGCGCGCTGACGGATTTAATTTCCGTTCTCGACGGGGGGATGCAGTCTGGCTGGTCGCCTTACCGGATTCCCAAAAATCAAGTTGCCTTTGCCCGGAACTGCTCCTTTCGCGGTGGCTTTGCAAAGCATCGGCCACCAATCACAAAAAAATCCATCACCTACGGAAGTGATGCCGTGCTGCAATCCTTTGTCGAGGGTGGAAAATTTCAAGGAGGTGCGTATTATCTGCCGGACTTTGGAACCGAATCACTCGTGGCACAGATCAGTGGAAGGCTTTTTCAGTTTATTGAGCAAGTGGACAGCACATGGTTATGCGTCGAAGTCAGTGTGCCGGGTGACTTCAATAATCCGAGCGTGAATCAGGTATGGATGTGGCAGTCAGAGAAGTGGCTGATTATCCGGGACGGCACGACGGCGCTGCCGATATTCTTTGACGGCACAAAATCACGGCGGTCTTACGGGTTGACCAAGCCGATGGCCACAGTGACATCGCTGCACGCCGGGTTTGCCGTTGGAACCTCAG